CGCGGGGCCGCCCCCCCCGCAGCGGTATGCTAACCCGGTCCTCGCGGCGGGCCGCGTCCAGCTGCCCCGTAGCATCCTGCGTGTTGCCCGATAGGTTTAGCTCTTGCACGCGGCAGGGGATGCCCTCATACTCTATGCGCGGCTCTCCCGGCCCATCCAGCGGGTTATCTTTGTCGGGTGCCCCGGGTGAGTATAGGGCGCACGTGCTGTTCATCGACCCGAGCAGGACGGGTGCTTGCCTAGCACCCCACCCACGGGGTACGACACGGCTGTTAGCTAGTACCAACCAAACCCACCCCCATAGGGTGCGGTGGCCCGGGGGGATGCGCCCTCACTCATAGCCGAGCCGTGCAGGCCACCCAGAGCCTCCCAGAAAGCACCCGTGCTGCCCGCCCGGTCTTCGTCACGCTGCGCCTCAGCATCCAGCGCGTCAGCCTGCGCCCTCAGCTCAGCCGCAACAGCCGGGCCATCAACAGATAAATCCTGCTGCGTTATCTTCTTGGATAGCAGCACCTCGCTAGTGGCGATGGTGCGGAGCGCCCGGGCTGCGGCCCGCTTCACGTTCCCGCCGGACAGGTCTAGCAGGTCTTCTACCTGCACGTCGGTGAGGAGGGTGCCCGTACCACACCCCGCCTCCCCGTCCCGTGGCAGGTCGGCGATGAGGAGCCGCACCCGGCTAATATCTCTCTCTATCATGGGCGCGGCCCTCCATCCTCTGATTATGCGCCGGTAGATGCGTACACGGCGGTGTTGTATACGGCGGTTGCGCCTGTGACGTGACGCCCACGGTAAGTAATTACGTCGCGGTCGAAAGAACCGGCGGTCGGGTCGATGTCTCCACCGGCTGCGTTGCGGCCCGCGTCGTTCTTCACACGAATGTCCGGCTCGGCGTAACCGCGCAGGGATGCTTTCACCAGGGCAGGGTTGGTGGTTCCCACACCGGGGAGCACGTACCATGTGGTGGCGGCCTTGGTGGACTTGTCTACGGCGGTGAGGCCGTCAAGAACTTTGAGGGTGAACACGCCGCGCAGGTAGTTGCTCTCTTCGGTGGTGGTGTCCCCCACGGTGGTTTTGATCCGCTCGGTGTTGAGGATGCGCTGCGCGTCAGCCTCTAGGGTCTTGGGGACTACCAGCACTAGGCTGCCGGTGTCTACCGGTTCACCATCGTTGTTCAACCGCTGGGTGATGGATTTGTACGCTTCCCAAAGGTTGGCGATGGTGAGCGGCTTGGCTGCTACGGCGGCCTTGCCCTTGAAGAAGCTGGCGCGGGGGCCGGTGCTACCAACGAACGCTTCGATTACGGCGCGGTCTTCACGCTTGCGCGCGCCCTTCGCTAGGCGGTCGGGGATGCGTGCGAGCTGTTCCCATTCCTGGTTGAGCTGCATCTCCCAGGTGAAGGGGAGGGTGATGCCGTACTTTTGCACCTTGATTTCGTGCTTGGTGTCGCTCAGCGATGTTGCCTTGTATTCTTCACCCTGAGCCACCAGCTCGTAGTCTACGGGGCCGAACAAATCCTTGAGGGTCTTGGGCCGGAAGTCCGCCACCTCGGTTGTGTCCGCAAGCCCCTGCCACTGCGGCGTATAGTCGCGGTAGGTGTGCAGCATGTCGATTTCTAGGGCCTGCCCCAGGAGCGTGGGGAAGTCGCTGGTAGTCATGGCTTCGCTCAGGCGGGCCTGGGCGGAGGGCGCGCCGGTCATGCCTGCACGGAAAAGGCGTGCGGCCTCAATGATGCGATCACCGCCGGGCACACCGGCCTCAGCGATTTTATCGGCGTGTAGGAAGTCTTTGCTCATGAGTTTTCTCTCTTCTTGTCGGGGGTGGTTTAGAATGCGCCTAGTGGCTTCACGTGGGCGTCGGCGCCGGGGGCTGCGGAGCCTTCCAGGGCGACACCCCATTTCTTGCCTGCCCCGGTGGTTAGCTTCCCGTCGGTGCCGACGTTCACGCGCTGCCCGGCGTTCACCTTTTCCTTCACGGGGATCAGCCAGGAGCCTACAAGGTCTAGGGTTACCGGGTAGCTGTTCGCTGCGTCGATGATTGCCACACCGGCGTAACCGGCGTCGTTGGTGCCGACTACTACGGGGTCGCCGCTTTTCACGTCGGCGGGGGAGGGTACGCTGATGTGTTCGGCGCGGGGGTATACGAGGTTTTTAGCCATGATGGTTTAGCCTTTCATTGCTTCGATAATGTCGGATTCGGTGACGGTATCCCCACCACCGGCGGGGATGCCGTAGACGCCGGGTGCGCCGTAGGGGGCGCGCGGGTACTCGGCGGCGTGGGCGCGGACGCTTTCACGGAACGCCTCGGCGTCTAGGTTCTTGTCCGCAGCCCCGGCCTCTGTGAGGGTTTTCACGGCGTGGGGTGCGTTGATGCCGTGGAACTCTTCACGAACGATGGACTCAACTACGGCGCGGCGGGCCTCACCCTCCAACACCGCGATGCGCTCATGCAACGCCTTATTCTCGGTGGCGAGGCGGGCGGCCTCAGACACGGCGGACTCACGGGCCGATTCGGCGCACCCGTCATTCTCCACCGGCCCCGGCTCCGGCTCTACTGCTTCGGCTGCCGCGTCGGCGGTGTTTTCGTCGCTGGCGGGTGCCGTTTCACCGGCCACGGCCTCACCGGGGGTGTTGTTTTCCAGGGTGTCGTTGGTGCCTGTGATTTCTTCCACGGGGTTTTGCTGTTCATGGGGTTTGGGCATTTCGCCTTCTTCCTCCTTCTGGTGTTCTAGGATTTGGTCGATTCGCCCCCCGCGTCCTGGGCGGGTTACGAAGTCTACGGAGCGGATGCTGTGGATGGCTTCTACGATGCCGTCGGGGTTTATGCTGGCGGTTCCGTTGATGCTGACGCCGATGATGTGTGCGCGGTCGGCTAGGAATTTTCGGTGTGATTCGAATATTTCTGCGGTTGCTTCTAGTGCCCCGGTTTCTGGGTTGATGGTTGCGGGGGTGGCTAGTGCTCCGGCTAGCTGGTTGAGGTCGCCTTCGGGCCTCTCCCATTCTTCGGTTTCGGTTTGGTGGTTGATGTACATGTGTGTACCGGCGGGGAAGAGGTGGGCGGCGCCCGAGATGGTTTCGGGTGGGTAGTAGCCGCTTGATCCTTGGCCGGGGGTGATGATGGTGATTGCGATTTTTGCGCCGGTTAGGTCGCTTGTTGGTTGGCCGCCTGCTGATTCGCGGGTGAGTGTTTTAGGCATTTTTGGCTTTCTGTTTTAGGTCGCTCAGTGGGCGTTGGGTGATGGTGTCTCGCCACCCTGGGTTTGTGGTTCTTTGGGCTAGGGCGGTGAATGGGATTTGCCCGGTGTTTATGAGGTGGGCGCGTTGCGCACCGAGTATGTCGGCTTGCGCTTGTGGTGTTAGTGAGCGGTACCATTGCTCGCCGGTTTGGATTTTTGGTGCGGTGTCGGTCTGGTTGATGCCGAGTTGTGCCCAGGGTTTGGTTTTGGGTACGCGGGTGCACCGTCCCCTGTGGTGGTCGTTTGGGCCGGGTTCGGTGGTGGGGTGGGTGGTGCCGTGCATTGCGATGCATGCGGGGCATGTGCGTTTGTCTAGGGCGGCTACCCATACCCAGCCTTCTAGGATGTCGGTGTTACTTTTTTCCCATTGTTGTGTTGCGTGGCGCTGGGCGTCGTGGGTTTCTGTGCGGGCGATCATGGTTGCGCGGGGCAGCCCGCCTTTGAAGGTGTCGCCGACTTGTTGGAGTAGTTGCCGCGCTGTTTCTTCTGGGTTTGCCCCTGTTGCGGTGCCGCGTATGAGGGCGTGTTTTAGTTTGGTTTCGATTTCTTCGGGTAGCCGCAGGGTGTGGGTGGTGATGCGCTGGGTTGTACGTTGCACCATCCAGTCGATTTCTTCGGGTGTGATGGTATTGAGCGTGTGGGAGAGCGCGTAGGTGAGGGGTAGCTGTGTTTTTACCATCCTGGCGTGTGCGTCTAGTGCGCTGTTGATCGCGTCGGGGATGGTGATGTCGGCTGTTATGCCCGCGTATTCGGCTAGGAGTTCTTCTAGTTTTTCGCGGGCGTGTTGCAGGGCTTCGTGGGTGCGGTTGGCTTGGAGGATGCGCCACCCGGGGGCTGCCCCTGTGGCGGGGTCTTGCGCGGCCCGGATGGCGTCGGCGAATGCTGCCTCTAGTGTTTCCCATGCTGCGGCCCATTGTGTGGCTAGTGTTGTCTCTGGGAGGGCTAGCATGCGTTCGGTTTGGTCTTTGAGGCGTTGTGCGGCTTCGGCGGCTGCCATGTGCACGGTCATTCGTCACTCCTCTCTCCGCGTGTTGCTTGGGCTATTATTGCGTCGGCTAGGTTGGCCCCGGCGGGGATGAACTCACCTGTTGTTGGGTCTGTCATTCCGGCTATGATTTCGTCGGGGTCGCGCACCCCTAGCGCACGTAGGGTGAGCAGGGCCAAGGTCTCGTAGGGTACTAGCCCGGTGGTGTAGGTTTTGGTTACGGCGTCGATGGTCTCGGCTAGCGTCTGCTCGTTGAGGTCTGGGAAATGGAACACTAGGGTGCGTTCTACCCCTTCGGGTAGGCTGATGTCCCATTGCCCAGCAACCTGTTTTATGGTGCCTTTGAGCGGGCCTTGCGGGGCGGCTATGGCGGCGTCGATGACGTGCCCGAGGATCGCCCGGTAGGTTTCTTGCCAGAGGTGTTGCCGCGCCATGAGGTCGTTGAGCATTGGCCGGTCTAGGGTTTCTGCTACGGCCCGCGCCCCGGTCTGCCCTGGGTCGCCTAGGAGCATGGTTACGGGGACGCCTAGTGCGGCGGCGACCATTGATGCTAGGGGTTTCCCTGATTCTGCGTCGATTGTCGCCCCGGTCTTGGGCATGGCCTCTATGGTGGCGTCTACGGTGCCGATTACCCCGGGTGTGGGGGATAATGCGGCGTGCTGTAGTGCGCGGCGGGCTTCTGAGGCGGCTTTGTTGTTTTTCGCTGTTACCCGGTGGCTGATGCGTGCTAGTGCGCGCATGAGCCGCGCCCAGTCCTCAAGGTAGATTTTGTATGCGCGTGCCCAGGGGAGGGCTGCGAAGATGTCGGGCACGCCCCAGGCCCAGCCGTCGGGTGATCCGTCTGCCTGGTGGTGTATGGGGGTTGTCCAGTCTACGGGGATGCCGCCGATGGTTTGGGGTTGCGCTACGGGCCGCCAACCGAGGGCGGGGTAGTAGGCTTCTTTGCGGACGGTCTGGGTGCTCGCGGTGTCGTATAGTTTTTCTGTCCAGGCGCGCAAATAGTACCGTGGCTCTGATGCGTTTTCTGGGTTGGTGAGTACGCCGGTGATTTCGGTGAGTGGGATGGTGCGGGCGGTTACGGCCCCGCTGTTGGGGTCGGTGCGTAGGGCGATGAAGATGTTCCCGTCGGTCGCCTGCGCGTGCTCTAGCCGGTGCTGTGCTTGCATGCCTGTGAGTGCGCGCCGGTTTGCGGGCGCATCCCAAAACGCCTGTATGACGGCGTTCACATCCTGGCTGCTGTTTTCTGCGGTGGCCTTAGCGGTAACCCCCACACCAGCGCCGAACACGTACCCGGCGCGGACGTGCACTCCACGCTTCACCAGCGGATCGGATACGGACATTAGCCTGCACACGTCGCTATTGCGTTTCACACCGGCTAGGGTGAACTCCTCAGAACCTATGGTGGTGAGGCGCCGCCACCCCGCGTCCTCCGCCATCATCCCTTCAATCGTGGAGAATGATTCGCGTAGCTGCGCGGTTGCGGCCTCTAGCTCACGGGCCGGGCCTTTGAACGCGCCCGTA